TGGCACCCAGATATTAGATTAGAACAAGAATGTAAATCACAAGATTACAATACCTTTGTAGAAAACATATTAGATAAAAAGAATATGGTATGGGATTATTATCAACATTATCTTGGCAAGTATCCTAATGTTCAATATTGTAAGATGGAACAACTACCAGATAGTTTAATCCAGGTATTAAAATTAAACAATGAAGACTTTGATGAAGAAGCTATTAGAAAAAACATTTATGTACACGGTGCCAATAACAAACAACTTGGTAAACCTATTAGTGTAAATGAAAGTATGACATATAATCAACTTAAAAAATTAGTACAAGTATCAGAAAATGAACTATGTAGGAGATTTGATTACCATGCGTTTTGATAATCCTATACATGACCACGGTTTTGTATTTCCTGATATTGCTGATTTTCCAGATGTAATAAAAGAAGATAGATATATTGATAATGGTAGACAGGAAGCTGTGACTACTATGAAAGAAGGATTTAAATACCAAGATTTAAAACTATTTGAAGAAGGCTATCAATGGTATATGTCAAAGAAACCTGACCCTAAATTATTTCAAAAGTTAAATGCTATGTTTCAATTTTATAATAATTTTGAGTTAAGTAGAATAGGCAATGGCTTACCAACAAATGAAATATACGAAGATTTATTTGAAAATGGTATATCATATAGACATGCTAATATAAAAGAACTACAAGATATATTAAAAGGTGAGATTACAAAATTACTTGATCAACCTGATTGGAACCCACCACCAGGAAAGTTTGATAGAGCAACTCAATTAGGTCCAGAGATAGTTAGATATGTAAATGATAAATTTAATACTATGGGTATATTACAAGCTGCCACAAAATACAATAGTTTCAAACCACTACAAGTTAAGAATGTAGTATTACATATTGCTAAACCTACTGACCAAAACTATAAACAATTCTTATATGATTGTACAACTATCACAAAGACGACTAACTTACATATAGACCCTAAAGAAAATGTAATGAAAGCTATGATGTATCTAAATGCTATTACAGAAGACGATGGTCCATTTAGTTATGTAGAAAAATCTAATAGATGGGTACATGATAAACTACAAAATGTATTTGGTAGAGCTATATCAACTGGTAGTTATTGTCATACACCAGAATCAAGAGCAGTTGTTTTTCAATTACCAAAACAATTAAGAGTATCGCATAACTTTGGTAGATGTTTATTAGATGGTACTAAAGAGCAAGAAAGAATATTAGAACAAGAGAAAACTTTTACTAGTGACAAAGGCAATCTATGTATCTTTGATCCTGCTGGTATGCACAGAGGAGGGATTTGTAAATCAGGTACTAGAATTGCTTTACAAATATTAATGAAATGATTTTAAACGATAAAGTATTACAAAAAAGAGTATTCAAACAACATATATTAGACTTACATTTAAAAGAGTTTATGATAGGACAAACTACACCTTATCTTAATAAATTTAAAAATACATTAGACATAGGTGCGGCAACTGGTATGTATGCTAGTCACTTTGCTGAACACTCAAAATCAGTAATATGTTTTGAGGCTGTAAAACCTGTGTATGAACAATTAGAAAAGATAAAACAAAAACATAATAATGTTATTACACATAACACAGCTGTTAGCAACTTTGAAGGTGTATCTGCTTTTTATGTAGATGACAAAAGATTATCTAATTCTAGTTTTCAAAATTTAGTAAATGGTCAAAGAATAGAAGTAGATACAGTCACAATAGATAGTCTTAATCTAAATGATGTAGGATTTATCAAAGTAGATGTAGAAGGTGTAGAGTTAGATGTATTGGTTGGTGCCGCTGATACTATACTAGAATATAAACCAACTTGTATGGTTGAAGTATATGATAAGTTTAACAAGTATGCAGTAGAAACAACATTTGAGTTTTTTTTCGTAAGAAATTATAGATGTTTCTATAACCATAGAGGACAAGGATTAAAACCTGTAAGAACTATTGAAGAAGGTATAGAAGCTACAAAGATACCAGAAATAACAGATGGTGATTTTTTATTTACAATATGATTATAACTCATAAAATTGCTTGGGACAGTTGTCTATCACACAAGATATGGCCTGTGATAGAAAAAGGTTGGAAAGATACACCAATGAAACCTATACATTTTTTTTGGGGTTTGGCTGGAAATAATATGAAACAGATACAAGAGGTAATTGAAAAAGGTGAAGAATGGTGGTATGTAGATGTAGGTTATATTACAGAACAAATTACGAGATACCCAATACCAAGTATTAATGATTATGATAAAACTTACTTTAGAATAGTAAAAGGTGGTATCCACATCTCTGGTGGAAATCCTAGAGATGGGTCACGCCATAGATATTTGCTACATCAAGGTATAGATGCAGAGTTTAAAGGTTGGAATCAAGGTGAATGCAATCATATATTACTAACACCATCGTCACAAACACTTACTATCTACAACAATCAAATGGGACAAGATGATTGGATTAAAGAAGTTGGTGAAGAAATAAGAATATACACAGATAGACTTATTAGAATGAGAAACAAACCAAGACCTAACAATGAATGGTGGGGAACAGATATAAAAGAATCCCTAAAAGACTGTCATTGTTTAGTGACTAGTATGAGTTTGGCAGCAGTTGATGCTGTGTTAAACAAAGTGCCAGTGGTGACACACAGTAATAATGTATGTTATCCTTTATCAGGTAATATTGCGAACATAGAAAATAGAACTATGAAAAGTAGAGAAGATATGACAGTATGGTTAAGAACAGTATCAAACAATCAATTTACTCTACAAGAAATAGAAGATGGTGTAGCGTTTGACATACTAAAGGAACAGTATGCTTAATTTCGCTTGTGTATTTTATGGCGACAAGTATTGTGTACCACCAAATGCGCCATGGTCTTATGTAAGAAATCTATACAATATGGTCAAAAGAAACTTGACTGTACCACATAGATTTATCTGTTTTACCGATAACATAATCATACATAAACGAAAAGAATTTAAAGACACAAATATAGAATTTAAACCATTTAAAAGGCATGACTTCCATGGTTGGTTCAATAAACTCCAACTCTTCAGTCCAGATAGTCAATTAGAGGGTGATACTCTATATATGGATTTAGATATAGTAATTATGAAGAACATAGATGAACTGGCTACGATAGGGGAATCAAAGAACTTTGTAGGTATGAATGACTTTAACCCTACATCTGGTATATTCAATTCTAGTATAATGAGATTTAATAACAAATATCATAGTATCATATGGGAAGAGTATATAAAAAGACGAACAGAATTTACTAAATCTCACGGCGACCAAGAAATCATAACAAAACTAATCAAACCTCATAAAGACACAATCTCTTTTCCTGACGAATGGACACAATCATATAAATGGTTAAATCGTAAAGGTGAAAGATTCGGTAGGGCCTCATTTACATACGAACAAGACCCAAATGCTAAGGTTTGTGTGTTCCATGGCTCTCCAAATCCACACGAATCTACACAAGAATGGGTAAAAACCCACTGGAAATAGTCCAAAATACGAACATCACGCAAAATACCTTAAAAACCCCTATAAAACTAGCAAAATAATACTGTACTTATCAGCTGAACCTGATATTATAATAGTATGAATAACAAAGAAAAAAAAATAAGACTACAATTGTTAATTAAAAGACTTGACAATGTTAATAAAGTAGTATATAATAACCCTACTATGTCAATGTTCAATCAGTCAAAATTAATTAAGAAGATGAATAAAGAACAAAATTTAGATTATAATAACACTACAACAAAGGAGAACACTATATGTCAAAAGTAAAAGCATACATAGAAACATCAGTAGAAAACGCTGTTGATAAGATTGTCTTTAAACTAAAAGATGGTCAGATGGATTTAACAACTGCAGTTGCAGAAGTTAAGAAACTTGATAACCTAGAAATGGTAGGTATCACAGAAGACAATGTTGAAGAAGTATTACTTATGGAGAGCAAATAGTGAGTAAGACTTTCAATGTTTGTTATTTGAGAGAGTACATGGACCCAGAAATGTCTGGTGAGTATTTTTACGCTTATGAAACTGTGTATAGAAATGTACCAATTAAGTATAAGAAAAAATTTAGTACACAGAATATGAAGATGAAAGTTTTAAAATTCTGTGATTGGAACTATAAAGAAACAGCTAAGAACTTTGAAAATGTGACCAAAGTAGAATTGATAGATGAGAAACAATACTACCAAACTTACGAAGATGCATTTGGTGAGTCAGCTGAGGGAGATAAAAATATGTTTAATGATTATGGTCAAAAATATGACAGACAATCATTAAGAAAAGATTTTAACAAAAGATTAACAAAAAGAAAAGTATCAAGTTATAACGATAAGAGGATAAACTAATGAAATACGGTGAAGACAAGATAGTAAAAGAAATACACGATTATATTAAATCAACTTATAGTGAACATTATAGTACAACTAAAGATGGTTTTCAAGTACAAGATATGTTAAGACATTTAGGTATTGACAAAGACTTCTGTCAAGCCAACGCCATTAAGTATCTTGCTAGATATGGTAAGAAAAATGGTAAGAATAGAAAAGATTTATTAAAAGCAATACACTACATTGTTTTATTGATGAGTAGTGAAGACAACAAATAGGAGAAAATATGGACACACAAACAGATATAGTTTTAGTAAAAGAAGATTTGAATAAAAATCTATACAGAAAGAAAACTTATTACACACTTTGTATTGAGCAAGATGTGTTGGCAGATAACAAAGATGACGCTGATAAAAAATTAAGTGATAACGGTATCAACCACTCAAATATAAATGCAGAGATCACAGAAGAAAAAGATGGTGTTTTAACTTATATGGTTGACGCCAATTATTCAGATTCAGATACAACAGAATACCTTGGTAAAGTATCTTATACAGATGATGAGTATGCTGAAGAAAATGGTGATGTAGAAATTGATCAATATGCTGATGAGGTTGATGTACCACAAGATGTAGATGTACAATTAAATTTAGAAGCAGAAAACCAGAGAGGTAAATAATGAGTATAGATGTATTAGGATATTCTTCACACGATTGGCGTAAAAATACAGATGACGCTGTTGTTGTAGATGAACATAGAACAGTTATTAGAAAAGTTAATGCTTGTAGTGTGATATTTAAACACCCTAAAAGTCTTAAAGAAACAGAAGTTGATTTATCTAGGTTGATAAGAGTATTTGTTAACAATAGTGAGAGTCACAAAAGGAGTGTAAAATAATGATGCATGATTTACAAAGACCACTAGAAGATTTAAAAGAGATTAAGAAACTAGTAGAAGACCAAAAACCAAGATACCTTATTGTAGATACAATTGATACTAAAATTAGTGAGTATGAAACTGATATAGAATCAGTAGAAGAATACCTAAGAAATAATCCACCAATGTTTAGTGAGGGTTCTATAAATGAAGATACTATTAAAGACGGTGTAGTAATGGGTGTCACAGGATTAGATAATGAGTAAAATAATAGTAGAACTAAACAAGAAAACAGTACAAGAAGTTTATAATCAAGTTGGTATGTTAAACGATATGGGATTTCCTAACTTTCAAAAAGGTGAACCAATTAATAACTTGATGAGAGAAATTAAAAGAGATTTAAAGAAACAAAAGAAAGCAGAGAAGTTAGGTTGGAAAGAATTTTTAGAGTTTTGGCCTATGTCTATTGTAGTACCAGGTATGTTAATATTAATCTTATGGGGAGCAGCGACACAGTAATGCCATTTGGACCAACGACATTAAGAAATAAGAGGGAAGAGTTTGTATTACAAAAGATAGAGTATTACAAAGTTAATGAATACATGGGTAGGTCTAATTGGAAAAGACATTACTTTGATACTTACAAAGAAGCTGTAAAGATGTTTAAAAAACTAAAAGAAGACAAAAGAAAGATATTAATATATGCTTGTAGAAATGACGAGTTAGGTGAAATTTCAACAGGACTAAATGATAGGTTTATAAATGAGTAATCAAAGACCAGCAAAGATAGAAAAGAAATTAGATAGAAATGGTGACATGCAAGTCTTCAAGTTTTTTAAGACTGCGGCCAAACTATTAAAAGATGAGGGTAAAGAAGACGAGGCATTTTATATGGAACAAATGGTTGACTGGTTGAGTAGTGGTAAACCTTTGCCCAATAGTGAAGAACAAATAACAAAGGCTTTAGGTCTATAATGGCGCATTTTAGGGGGGTATGTAGTATCGAATCGTGTACGAAATACCAATATATGGGTCGCTCAGCGGCACAAAACCTAGTAAAATCAACGATTATTAGGGGGTTGACATTTAAATCAATTCCTGATACAATTAAGAGATAATAACATAACAAAAGGACAATACTATATGATGTACACAAAAGAAATACTTTTTAATGAGTTTAAAGATGTCACTAAAAAAGATCAATCAAAGAATAAAGAAACTTATACACACAGAATCGCATATCTTACCGCACTTAAAGAAGATATGATACAAGTACCTAGAAACTTTAGTAATATGTCAATCAAACCAGAACAACTACAGAACTTGATTGATGATTGGTCCGCTCCTAATCCGAGAGATGCCACTTATATGAGAGTTTTTGGTATGACTTACGCTGAGAAGAAACAAGAAGAAGAAGCTGAGTATTTTGATTTGACTAAAGGTAAAAAAGTCTATATGAAAAAGAAAAAAGAAGATACAGATACAGTACACTAATGAGTAAAAAACAAAGATTAAAAGAGTTGAGAGAAACCTACGACAATTGGTGTAGGTCACTTGGGGTCAATATTGATTCCGAGTATAACTCTTTTGGTGGTTATGATATGCCAAATTACAAGTGTCGGCCAAGTGTTCCGACTAGTGATAGAATAGTAGGTAATACTAAAAAACGAGTTTACACCACACAGGTACCTACTGGTAAAACAATTAGTGTGGCGTATAACAAAGGTCCTTATATGTTAGTTGATGTTGAGGATTTTAAAACTATGGGAAAAAAAGTATGAGAAAACTAAAGACATTTTTAGTAAAAATTATATACCATTATTCAACTTATTTAACAAGTTGGTCTTGGCAGAAATTATATAAAGATAAAAATAGTTTAGGTTATAAAAAAGGAGAGAAATAATATGAAAACAATGATGATGATTACTGTTGCTGTCTTATTGACAATGACAATGGTTAAGAGTGATGAGAAGACTTATACTATTACTGAAGTTGCTACGAGTGTTGTAGCAGTACCAGGTAAAGTAAAAGACCATTTGACTAATGAATGGGAAGAAACGAAGGAGTTTCAAGCTAAAAGTTTTGCTGAAGCAAAAACAAAATGGCCTTGGAATAAAATTTTTAAAACGGAAAAACAAACGGAAGAACAAAATGATTAATGGTGACTTTGTATGTACTAGTGCGAATGACGGTACAACTTTGTTTAGACCTGTGACTGCCAGAGGACATACTTTCTGGCAATCGCAAAACTTTAATCAATATGTAATAGATAACACAGAAGAATATTACATAGTAAAAAGTGTAGATAGTGAAAATATTTGTAATGAAATTAGAAAAAATAATTTGGATTTTACTAGTTAGTTTATTTCTAACTAATTGTACTGCGACTCGTAGTAATGTTGGTGCCACACTTGGCGCAACAACAACTACTGGCTCATGTGTAGCTATGGGTATTGAAAATCCATATGCGATTGCGGCTTGTGCTGTGACTGGCGCATTTGTTGGCGCAGAGGTAATGTATAATTCAGACTATGATGTACACAATGCGACATTTGTAGACCATTTAAACAATGCACCAGGAACATCTTCATATACAAACTGGTATAATTCAAAAACTGGTAATAGTGGTATAATAAAAACTACTTCTAGTTATTTGAAAGGTCCTATTAAATGTAAAGATTATAATGCCACAGTAGATATTACTAACAATTGGCCTTTGATTGGCGTTGGTGGTGTAAATAGAAACACAGTTTTTGGTGTTGCCTGTCAAATGCCTGATGGCAGATGGGTAGAATGGAAAGGTGAAAATGAATAAAGTATTTTTAGTAATTGTATTATTAGTCTTAACTAGTATAGGTGTAAACAAACTATTTGCACAAGAAGTTGAGGGGTTAACAGATGACTTATCTGGTAAAACAGCTAAAGTAATTGCTGTTGTAGAAGGCGATACAATATATTTTGAAGATGGTACGAGTATTAAAGAAAGTGAGTTTACAGAAACAGTAAGTAAGACTGAAGAAGTATTAGACAAGTTAGAGAAAATAGAACTAGCTAAAGGCAAAATTAAGTATGACAAAATTAAGATTATATCACCTGAACGAAATAGTGGAACAGATCAATACTGTTTTGTTAAAGTAGTAATTAAACAAAAAGGGGATACTATTATTAAAGAAGAAATTTTGGAGTGTGCTGATGGCCGTAAGACATTTGATGGCCCTAGTTATTGGGAATTATTTGCTCAATTCTATTACCGTGATGTGTCTGCTCCTGAATACTGCCGATGGTATAGTCGGGCAAAACATGCTTTCAAAACGCCAGGGAAGACTTGTTTAAAAGTGAATGGCGAATGGGAAGTTAGATAATGATAAGAAACATAATAATACTTGTACTATTGTCAGTAATTGTCTTTGATATATCAGGGGCAGAGTTTTTAGACTATATTAGCTTAGGACTTGACAAAGCGCAAGATTTAGTATATAATGTAAAAAGTGAGGTTAAATAATATGAATAAAATGATGAAGATAGTATCAGTTGTCGCAGCAGGTCTTTTAATGGCCCAATGTTCGGCGACTTATAAGATGAAAAGTGAGAAAGGAAAAGTATTGAATCAAGTACCCAAATGGTACATGGCAGACTTTTCTGAAAAGAAAGCTTGTGATACACCTAGATTTGGTAAAGACAAAGAAAAAATGTGTATCTTTGGTGTAGGTACAGCAGTTAGTCCTGATTTACAATTAGCAATAGAAAAAGGTATGATGATTGCTAAGGCAGAATTGGCTGATATAATCAAAGGCGAAATGAATAAATCGTCTAAACAATTTATCACAGAACTTGGTAAAAATGAGAACAAGACGACAGTATCAGAAGTTGAGTCAACGATTGTTAACTTAATTAAAGAAACACCTGTCAGAGGTTATGAAATCTTTGCTAAAGATGTGACAATCACTAAAAACAAATACTACAGAGTATGGATTGGTTTAAGATTACCAATGGGTGAATTTAACAAAATGTATCATTACACAATCGCAGAAGCTGTTGACGCATACAATGTCAAAGAGAAAGCTCAGGTTGCGTATGATGAGTTAATGAAAACGAAAGATAATACAAATGCAAATAACGATATACAGTAAGAACAATTGTACATTTTGTAATAAGGCGAAGCACATGATAAAAACGCTTGGCCTTACCTACGAAGAAAAGAAGATGGAAGACTTTGATAGTCCTCAGGCGATGCTAGAAGACATTGGTAAACCTGTAAGAACTATGCCACAAATTAAGATTGATGATAAGTTAGTCGGTGGTTATAATCAACTTATAGAATACTTTGCTGATAAAGGCTTAGTAAACTTTAAAGGTGAAGTAATTGAAAAAAAATAACGATAATATTATTTTGTTTCCTACAAATAGAGTTGTAGAGAAATCAACTACTGGACCTGTCAAAGATGACAAGTTTGCGAAAAAGTTGAAAGAAGAACAAACAAGACAATTTATTGAAACTTCAGTAGATGATATTAGTATAAATTTGTTAAGAAGTTTTTACAATTTGGCTATTAAAACAAATAAAGAAAGTTTTACAAAAGATTTAGCTATGGTTGTTGATATGATGAGAGGATTGGTGTATAGAGATTTTGGTGTTAAACACCCAGCACAATCACTATCAGACAAGTTAGTTGAGTTAAAGACACTTAAAGATGGCTCACAGAACGCTAAGATAGATTATACAAGTATTATGAATACAAAAGTTAAACAACACAAACCATTTAGTCCAGACATTAAAGACGAGCTTAGAGATATAAACGATTCAGCTGGTATGTTTGAGGGAGACCCACTAGATGATAAGTAAACAAAATTCGTTAAGAATCGCCATCGCTGGTTGTAAAATAGTTAAATTAACAACTGAAAATATATAGGAGTATATTAATATGTTAAATACAATAAAAAACCTTTTCGGTAAAGATGAGCTAGTAAAAGTTAAAACAGTAAAAAGAGTTGCTGTTGAAACTAGAGGCAGAAAGTCTTTATCTAAAAAACAAAAAATTCTAAATTTATTATCAAAAGGTAATAATGTTGCTTGGACTTCAATCCAAAAAACTTTTGATTTAGAATCACCAAGATCAATGATTGACACTTTAAGAGCTGAAGGTCATATGATTTATGGTAATAGAGTTGCTGGTAAAAAATACTACAGAATGGGTGTTCCTACAAGAGCAATCGTTGCTGCAGGTATTAAAGCGTTATACGGAACTAAATTCAAGTATAACAACCACAGTGTTTCTGTAAAGAAAGCAGACCTAATCGCACTTGATGCGTAGTTAGAAAGCTAGATGGGGCGCTTCGGCGCCCTTTCTTATTATGACACTATTACATGGAATTGGTCTTGGCTTATTTGGTACCACATTTACAATCGTTGGTTTACTACTTGCCTATATAATATATGAAAGATATAGAAAAGACATTGAAAGAATTACAAAAGATAAAGAAAAAAAGACACCTTATGACTTTAAGTAAAATGAAATCACAAAAGATATTGAAAGTAGATAGAACTGAATACCAAGAAACTGCTGATGTTATTAGAAGTGATCAAGTACCAGCTGCTGTCATAGTAGAATATTTTAGTGACAAACATTTTTACAAATGGTACAAAAAGAAATATTTAAATGATTGATAAGTTAATACAAGACGAGATAGTACAACAAACTAGCGACAAGGAAGTCGCTGTTTTGCTTTCTGGTGGTGTTGATAGTTTATCAGTTGCATTCGCAGCAAATAGATTAGGTAAAAAGATAACAGCATATACATTTCATTTAGAAGACAACCCATCATATGACGCTATAAAGGCCGCTGAAGTGGCAAAACTATTTGGTTGGGACTGTAATATCATAGTAGTACCTACATACAATATACAAAACGATTTTCAAAGATTAGTAAAAGAAGTAAGATGTAAAAAGAAAACACATTTTGAATGTTGTTTTCCTTTCTTATATGTGTACCCAGAGATCAAAGAAGAAGTTGTATTGAGTGGGTGGGCTGCTGATGGATATTATGGAATAAGCAAGAAAGCAATGATACATTATGGTCCAGGCAAACCAAAAGAAAAATTTGATGAGTTTAGAGATAACTATTTTGACATAAACAATCAAGCAGGTTATCTATGGCATGAATTGATTGCTAGAAACAATAAGAAACAATTGATTACACCATACCTATCATTAATAGTAAAAGATTTTTTCTACAACATGACTTGGGAAGAGTTAAATAAACCATTTCAAAAACACCATGTAGTGACAGCATTTGATGAATTTAAAAGATTTAAATTTAAGAAACATATCAACTTACAGTTAGGTGCTGGTGTGGACAAATTATTTGAAACCCTAATTGATGATAAGTTTATTAACTTTAAATTCAGAAAGAGAGTTATGGATATTTGTAGAGATTGGTCAAAGATGTCAGATGACATTGGGGTATTACAGTAATGATATTAGTAGATTTAAACCAAGTTTTAATTTCAAATCTAATGGCACAAACAAGAGGTGCAGTAGATGAACTACCAGATAAGAGTATGTTAAGACATATGGTATTGAACTCATTAAGAGGATACAACTTAAAATTTAAAGATGAATATGGTCTAGCTGTATTATGTGCTGATGGTGCTAATCCTTGGAGACGAGATATATTTCCAAATTATAAATTTAAAAGAAAGAAGAACAGAGATGAATCTGGTATAGATTGGTCTGCATTGTTTTCTATGATAAGTGAAATAAGAGAAGAACTTACACAAAACTTCCCATACATAACTTTACACATAGATGGTGTAGAAGCTGACGATATAATCGCTGTACTTGTTAAAGAAAATTATACTAAAGAAAAGATAATGATTGTTTCTGGTGACAAAGATTTTATACAATTACACAAATACAAAGGTGTAAAACAATATGCACCTATTCAAAAGAAATTTGTAGAGAGTGACGACCCAATTAATTACTTACACGAACAAGTAATTAAAGGAGACAGATCAGATGGAGTACCAAACATATTGAGTGCTGATGATGTATTTGTGACTGGTACCAAACAAAGACCTATAAATAAAAAGAGATTAGAGGAATGGGCAGACATTGAGAACATACCTCTAGGTTCAGAAACTAAAAAGTATTATGAACGAAATAAGAAACTAATAGATTTGGACGAGATTCCTGATCTTATATATAATGATATAAAAGAAAAATATATAAACTATAAAGTAAAAGACAGGACGCTGTTGTTAACTTACTTTATAGAAAACAAACTGAAGTCATTGATTGAAAATATAAATGATTTTTGATAACATGCATGGAGAAATATAATGGCAGACAATCCTAATCTAATATCTAAAAAGGCAATGGAAGCGATGGCAAATACATCAGGTTCTTCTTATCCTTTGATGAGTGAGATTTTTTTAAAAGTAAACAACGCAAAAGATAAACCTAAAAAGATAGAAATTTTAAGACAGTACAACAAGCCGTCTATAAGACAAATCTTAAAAGGTTGCTTTGATCCTAAAGTAGAATGGGAATTACCTGAGGGTACTCCACCATACATTGAGAATGATGTACCAGCAGGTACAGAACATACTCTACTAATGTCACAAGCACAAAAACTATGGCACTTTGTAAAAGGAGCTGATATGGCTACGAGTAGAATACAAAAAGAAACTATGTTTATTCAAATGTTAGAAGGTTTACATAAAGACGAAGCAAAAGTTTTACTAGATATGAAAAACGGAACGCTGAATAAGACTTATAAAGGTCTAACAGCAGAGACAGTAAAAGAAGCATTCAATTGGAATGATAATTTTACAACAAAGTAAAGAATCACTACAAATAAAGGGTGCGACACTTGTTGTTCACCCTTTGTTCCCCCTAAATCCCTTATAAAAACACGCAAAATACTTGTTGACAATCCCTCTATTATATGTTATTATATAAATATGAAAGAGAGGAATATATAATGAAAACATTGATAGTATTTTTAACGATATTATGGTTTGGTTTAAACGCCTTAAATAATTCAGTTAAAGCAGACGAGTATAACACAGCCGTGATTGGTCATGTTGTATCAGAAACAATTAAAGGTACCAACATGGACCACCAGAAATTGTTAGAGGCAGAAATGAGTAAAATGGCACATACATTTGGTTTACAATTAGTCAATGTATTACAACAACATCTACCTTACATTATGGATTCCGTAATGACACAGTTAAGACTTGACCTTGATAAGAAACACAAATGCTTATTATTAAAAGATTCTAAAATCGGGGATAAAGAATGCCAAGACAAAAAAACACAGCAGTGATAAAAAAAGTATTAAGACGAGAACTTGTAAGTAATCGTAAATACAAGACTACTTACAAAGACATCAAAAAGTTTTTTAAGATTATTAACAAGGCTGTATTCAATAATTTATTATCGCCTTTTAATGAAATCTTAATTAAAAAGATTTATGACTCTAACGAAATGAAATGTTATGGTCAAGTAATAGCGTGGGAATGGAAAAGAAAAGGTACCAGAGTTTATCATTTAGAAATGCTACCTTATTATAGAAATAAAAAAGATTTTGTTGACACTTTAGGACACGAAATGGTACACCTATACCAAATGGCCAATGTAGGTGATACTGGAAATCATAACAAACTATTTTATAGTTTTAGGCCCAAATTAAACAGAATAGGTTTAGACCTATAAAAAAGAAAGAAATATATTATGTCAGAAGTGAGAAGACGAAGCAAAGAGATAGACCATTTTGTTAAACAAAATATAGGAGAAGCTCTAATCCAACTACGAGAACTTGTAAAGCCATCAAATAGGTCAGGTACAAGTAGAGTATATTACACTGGTAATTGGGTAAATGACATCTACAACAACTACACAGACAAACAAGCTCAAAAGATATTCAATAGTGCTAGACAATATATGGATAGATTAGATTTTGTTCAGGTTAAATTAAGAGATACCTATGAAGACTACAACGAAAAAACACTACAAGCCTACGAATATGTTGCGAGGGTTAAATA